ATGAGCTAACTGCTGTGTCACTAGGATAATCTCTTAAATCTAATTGTATAATAGCATTTCCTTGTTGTGCTATAAAGTCAGGAATAATTCTACTAACTCTCATAATGTTTTCACCATCACCTCTAAGATCAGCCATGTTTGTAGCAGCTCCTCTTACAACTTTTTGTGTAATATCATAATCACCAGAAGTAATATTTGCTGGAATTGCAACAGCTCCTGTTGCTGCTTCTTGTTGATTAACTCCTGTTTCATGTTCAAAATAAATTGTTACACCATCTGTATTACCTTTTACATCAAACGATGCATCATCACCGGCATTGTATTTAGTTGCATGAGGTAAACCAAATACTGCAGAGTCTTCCCAAGTTGTTCTAGGAAATAAACTACTTGCATTTGTAAACCATATAGGTCGTTTAGCAGTTGAGTCTAGATAACTATATGTAACCGCTCTGTTAACATTGTTTGATGTAGCGGTTGGATAAAACCAAGTAATTTCACCAAACAAGTTATTGATACCACAATAAACTAATTGATTAGATGTAGTGTTAAGATCATCATAAACATAGTCTTCAACCAAACAGTCCATAGATTCTAGTTTACCAGTGTATCTAAAGAAACCATTATCAGACATCCAATACGCAGCACCATCAACTTCAACAGCTGCATTTTGTCCTATCAATCCACAGTTAGTACCTACCTGTTCAAAAGCAAATGTAAACGGAGTTCCAACAAATCTCATAGTAAATAAAGCTGTGTCAGTCCAAACATAAATTGCATTTCTACCAAGTTTAGCACCCATGATCCGTGATCCGGCGGCCAGTCTTTGTGTACCAGCACTATTTTCTGCGGTAGGTGCGTAGTCGTTAATATTTTCTTGAGAAGAAAACCTTATAAACATATCATCTTGTGTAGTCTTATCACCTATGGTTGTTTCTGTTCCAAAAAATACTAAGTGACGGTCAGGTGTTGACACCAACATATCACGTGACGCTGTTGGTGCACCAGATATAATAGTTGCTCTTGTTGCTGTAGCATCCGCTGCATCACCATCCCACTCAAAACATTCACCGTTATGTATCAATGCAATTAATGTTGATCCTAAATTATCCAATGCCCATAAACCAGGATCAATAACTTGGTCGGTGTTAGCTGCAGCTGAACCCCATCCTGTAAAACTAGATGAGTTAGTTACTGTTGCACCATTAGAATGAGTTGTAGCTGTGGTTCCTCTAGCTGCTCTTCCTATACCTGTTAATTTATTTCCAGAAATACCTGTATATGATATTTCTTCTGTTCCTATTGTAACATGGTTTGTACCCGTAGATGGAAAACCTGTTGCATCAGTCAATGTAATTTCTGTAGCAGAACCATTATTTCCTCCTGACGTAGCACTAATGGCTCCATTTAAAGTATTAGTTAATGCTCCTAATATATTACCACCCCACAATGCAATACCCCAACCAAACGCACCAAGTTGTTCTGGTGGTCCTACGTGATAATATTGATAATATTTAACACTTCCAGATGTAGTAGCACCCGATCCTGTTTCATTATTATCCATTGTAATAGTTATTTCATCATCGGCTGGTACACTTGTTACCATATATTTTATGTCATCAAAATCTGCTGCTGCATAATTAGAATTAGTAGCTGCAGAAAAATCACTAAATAATATAATGTCTCCAGCTACAAAACTGTGAGCTGAAGGAAAAGTTATTGTAACTGTATTTGATCCGTTAGTAGTTGTAAAACAATTTGATAAAGTTGTGCCTGATGGATTAACTAATGGGTGTATATCATAATATACTCCACCAGAATATACGTATAAAATTCTGTTAGTTCCTATAGCTGAAAATTTTGTAGAGTCTTTGTTAACAAAATGATGCAAACCTCTTGTAGCACCTGTTAATTTATCTTGTCCTAATTGATTCCAGCCACCTATCTTTTCAGGTGTACCATATCTAAAACGAACATTTTCTCCATCAGTCCATTGTGATTCAGCCCCTGTAGAGGTAACTTGTTTATTAAACCCTGGTAAGAACCCTAATTTTTGTAACATATAACTCCATTTATGTATTCCTTATTGGTGGAATACCTAACATCGGCCTTCTGTCGAACCTATTTTTTTCAGCAAAAGGACCATTTACATGGTTATAATGAAGAAACACTTGTCCGCAAGTAGTTCCTTTAAAAGGTTCTCTCCAATGCTCTAATTCACATCCACTATATACTAGCATATCGCCTACTTCAAGCAGGACTTTTGTGCCTTCTGGAGCGTTAGGTTTTACAATATTCTTACGTTCATCGATAACATTATCAGCACCTGTGCCATCTATAAAGATAGGCCAAGGATCACCGCCTAGATTTATGGTAGTAGATATTTCACAACTAGGTCTGTCTTTGTGTCTTTTTAATTCATCTCCATGTTTATAGAGTCTAGCGTAGGAATAAGTAGGACATAGGTTTAGGCCAGTTTCCTGCTGCATTACAGGTAATACTTTAACAAGTAAAGTCTCCATCACATGGTCTGCATAATGCGAGTATGTGTTTGGAATCTGCTGATCGGTCCACGTGCCTAACATACCATTGTCATAAGTAATATTATTATCATACATAAATTTAACAGCATCACGTTTAAGTAAAAAATAGTTAAATATAAAGTTAGCTAATTCGTAGTTAACTGCACCTTTAATTACTTGATATTTATTAAACATTAAAAATTTCTTCTCCTGTTTCATTACAAAGTAATTCTAAATTAAGTGTTATTCTTTTTTCTGTTTTTGAAGGGTGTGGGTAGTGATCTAGAAAAGAAGGAAAAATTAACATATCTCCTTCTTTTGGTTTTAAATGTATTGTTTCTTTATTAAGTTTAAAATCTATTCCTTTATCTTGAGTTATTAAATAAATAACAGAATTTATAGTTGATGTTTTTAGATGATTATGAAACCTACCGATAGTAAAAGTGTTATCACTAATGTAACACCATAATTTAAAATCAAGATTTTTTAAAGTAAATTTATTTAAATTTTTTTTAGCTTCATCGATAAATATATTATATAGATTATCTATATATTTACTTTTAACTTTAAAGTTTACGTAACCTTTTTTCACATTTCTTTGTTCTATACATTCTTTAATTAACTTATCTTTAATGTGTTCTATCTTCTCGTCTATAGAACAAGAATGTATTAAATTATTAAAAGCCATCTTGTATAAAATTAAAACTTACTGATATTCTTATATCATTTGATTTATTAGGTTCAACACTATGCCACAACCAAGAAGGAAACATAATTATTCTACCTTCAACAGTATCTAAATGCACCTCTCTCCATAAATGTTTTGGTGGTTGACCTGGTTTTCTTGCAGGCATATTTGTTTGTATTCCTGGTCTTGGGTCGTATAACATTATTTTACCACAATTTTCTTGTGTCTTGACATAATATACACCACTATATAAACTGTTAGGATGTATGTGTGGTTTGTTATATCCACCAGGATAATTTATGTTAGCCCACATATTACCAATCTTTGGTTGTCTGTCTAACCATTCTTCTTTATACATTTGATGTTGCATTTTAAACAATTCATCTACTAGTAATTTAAATTGTGGCATTTCATGCATATTAGTTTGACTATGCCAACCATCTACATTTGTTTTTTTCATACCTTTATCTTGCTTAGACCAAGCAACAATATCATTGGCTAGTTGTTGATTATCTAGTTTGACATCTTCAGCAAATATAAGAGTTGGAAAAAATCCTTCGGCTATCATCTAAATGGTTTACCTCCAAACCAACAAACTAAAGATTGTCTTACACCTTTAGTTACTGGATTTACTCTATGGTTTAAAAAAGATGCAAATATAATTGCATGTCCTTGTTTCATTTCTGCAAACTTACCTGGTGCCATTAGTTCTAAATCTCCACCTTCAAACTCTGATGGATCATTTAACAAAAGGGTCATAGATATTTTTCTAACCGGTGGTTCATGTTGACAATTTACATCACAATCCATATGCCAATCATAAAATCCTCCTTCTGGATATTCTGTAAACTGTGCATTTTCTGTAACTCTAATATCTCCAAAACCAAAATGATTTTCATTTGCTTTTTGTATAAAAGTATTTAGGTCTTGATACATATGTCCCATTTCTTGAAATGGTATCCAAGATATTGTAGTCACTCTTTTCTTTGTATCAGTTCCTCCACCGGGCTTACCCATACCAACTTGTGCTTGTTGTGGTGGTTGACGTCTACCACATTCAATAATCTGTCTACATTGATCGGGCGTAAATAATGGGGTTGTGGTTTGAACTATCCAACTCTTCCATTTAGGTTCTGTAATAATTTTATTTTCGTACATTAACTTACTCCTCTATTTCTAATTGGGTCATATCTCACATCCATATTTGCAGCAAGTGTTCTTCTAAACCCTGGTCCATTAAATGGATAAACACAATGTCTCATGTCATATGGAAATATATAGAAGTCTCTTTCTTTAATATCTGGTTGATAGTCTACATTTGCAAAGTGTCCACTAGCTGAACCGAATATTTGTAGTCTACCATTTTGTGGTTGATTAGGTGATGAATATTCTACACCATAAGATTCTGGTAATTTTAAAATCATAACTGATGACAATCCTGTAAACAATGATCCTTGGTGCACGTGCACTGGATTGTATTCATGTTGAAACATTGTGTTAACCCAAATAGAATTTAAATGTAAATCATATTGGTTAACTTTATTCCATTTTAAATAATGTCTAAACTTTGATTCAAGCCAACCTAATACGTTATCAGGTAAATGATTATGTTTAGTCATCTTAGGACTGTCGTCACCATTAAAAAATAAACTATGTTCTTTTTCTATTTTACCGACTAATTGTTTATTGGCAGGTTTTAATTCAGGATACTTAGTTTCATAAATATGATTGACAGTATTGTATACATCAAGTGGTACTTGATATTTTAAAACAGATTGACCTAAAAATATAAAATTAAAATCTGATGTGTCCATATTTCTGTCTTATCCTTTCTGGAATTTTTTTAATATAAGGATTGTATTCCTTTCTAACTACTGATCTTATGTTATGCATATTCTTTCCTACGATAGTATCGTCATACTTCATACCATTAACTTCTACCTGTTTCAAGTCTTGAAAGCTATGCTTAAATGGTTTGATACCCAAGAATTGATATAGATCAATAAATGTCTTTTCTGGATTAGCTACCATGTCATCGTATTTTATATAATGGCATATATCTTTATAGTTATATGAATTTTTTATTGCCTCAAGTTCTTTTGCAACAGCACCTTCTTTATTCATAATCATCATTAATTTTTCTTCATCAGTTTGTAATCCAAATTTATTAATAAATGAATCAGGATTTTCTGTATACCACTTCATGTAACTTGCTAATACATCTATAAGATCTCTTAATAATACAATACATTTAAATGGTCGTTTAAAATGTTTTTGCATTAATTTAAAATTACCAGGTGTTATTACTGGTCCACGATCAATGATTATTGGTTGTGGCCAATCTTTGTAATAACTATCATACACAGAATCTAATACATTATTTAATGATTTGTGATCTGGGTAGTTTTGAAATACATCAGTATCTTTTAACAAAAACAAATCTTTCATTATCTCCAATGTAATAGAGTTAGGTGTGCATGCTATTTCAGGGTTTTGATTCATAATACTTGTAAACAAAGTATTACCCGATCTAGGTTGTGCTACTAAAAATAAAAGTTGTTTATTTTTCTTTGGCTCCAAGGTCATTGGTCAATTGTTCTTTCTTGTTGTAAATCATTTCTCCTGATTTTTTAACTCTTTCTATAGTTTGTAATTGTCCAAGTACATTAAACACTTCTGGCTGTGATGAACCTGAAGTTAATGTCTCTGCTTTGTTTTTCATAATTAAATGATATGAATCTAGTTGGTGTCTGTTAACATCTTGTGTATCAAACGAACCATCATCAAATTCTTTTTTAAGAGTTGACCATAATTTAATTTCTCTCATTCTATCTCTAGCTACAAGTTGCATGTTAGCTAAACCGTATCTAGCTTCATCTAAATCTATTTGATATTTTTCTAGTTTGTATTCATCAGTTTCAGATTCTACTTTTTTTTCTAGCCATTTAACTTTTGCTTCATTACGTCTGCAATCAAATGATAGACTCATTAAGTTTTCTAAAAATACATTTTGTTCTCTAACACACTGCCAATACTTTGCAGCTTTAGTTGGATACTTAGCATCTTGTAACACAGACATTCTCATTTCTGTCTCTGTTCTAAATACTTGTTTTTTGGTCCATGTGTCACGAAGCTCGGCTGTCATAGCCTTAAACTCTTTAACGTCTTCTGGATCTAATAAATTATTTAAACTTGGTGCTTCTTTTTCAATAAGC